ACTCATTCTCGCGAGAGAATGAGTCACTATGACATCAAAAGGGGTGGAGACAACACACTATAAATTCAAGTACCATGGGGAATGGCTGAGTTTTTGCCGCTCCAGGGCCAAGAAAACGCAGCTTCTGGTAAGCAAGTGTCTTGGAGCCTGGGCGGGTGCAGGAGGCCAAAGGCCGGATCAAGGGGCTTATCGGGCAGAGCGACCCTGGAGCGGAAAAGGGCTCAATGGAGGATATTAGGACGCTATGGAAAGTAACATTTGACCTGTTATATGATAACAACTACTTTCCTTCAACAGGTATGTACCCATGTTTTGATGAAAAAGAAATATGTCTTTGTCTCGCATGGACATTGTTGCTGATTGGATTCTCAACTCTCCTGATCTTGACCATACAGTTAATTATAAGCGTAAGGAGGCTGAATGGAAGCGTAAATGCTCTGATCTCCATAAAGAATTCTGCTGGTGTGGTGACTGGACAAACCATATCACCAAAAAATGCCATTTCGGAGGAGGTTCAGGCGCCGGAGATGGAGGAGACCCTTCAGGAGGTACCACTATCGGAGGAATCGCCACTGGTGGGGGCGCAGACGCAGAAAATGGCGTCACCGACGAAGAATGCCTGCGGTAAGATACCATCCTTCTAGAAGACATAAATATATAGTAATAAGAGGCATAGAACCTTTAGGAAACCTATGTACAGATCATACACCATCCTGGCTAAGAGCTACTCCTGGTAGATCCTTTGAATCTGCTGGACAAACTCTTGGAGAATGGGAGGGGACTTGGGGGGCTCATCATCACAGTTTTGCTGGACTATTATTAAGAGCACAATGTAGATTTGCTACTTTTAGTGGAGACTGGAAAAGCTATGACTATATTGAATATAAAGGAGGCACCTTTTACATACCTCCACAATGTACAACATTCCTTTTTGGTATTGATCCTCAATTTACTAAAATATCTAAAGAGGGAGAAAAAGAACAGCCAAATGAGGAAACCTGGCTACATCCAGGCTGGCTTTTACATCAAAGAGGCACTCACATAATCTATTCAAAAGACATAAAACCTTGGAGAAGGTGGTATAAACTTAGAGTAAAACCTGGACCTACTTGGGAAGGACCATATTCACTTCCAAATGCATTTAACTTTATAATGTCCCAATGGTGGTGGTCTTGGCTTGATTTTCAACATGCCTTTGAGGACAATACAAGAAGTCAAATCTGTCATGCAGATCCTCAAAACTTTTCTCTGTTTTGTGGACAAAAACCATGGTGGTTTGACAGTACATACAAAAATACAATTGAAATACCAAAAAGACTTGTAAATAAAGCCTGTAATGCCTGGGTTAATAGACAAGAATATATGATTAAAATTGGACAAAAAGTAACTGATAAAATGCTTCATCCTGAAGACGACATTCTATGTGGGAATCAATCTCAACAAAGTCAAAAAAAATATTTTCAACAACAAAATCCTGGTTGGGGACCTTTTTTACCTCTTCTATATAATGGAGACAATTGCTCACTCTGGTTCAAATACCGTTATGTCTTTAAGGTCTCTGGAGACTGTGAATACAGAAAAACTCCAAGTACAGACCTCACACAAATGGTCCCAACAGCACCAGGACCATGGAACGCAGAGGGAGATCGCCCACAAATACAATCTCGTTCCATACTCAAAAAATCAAGAAAAAGACCACTTGACACAGCAGACATCCTCCTCGGAGACACAGATGACGGGATCCTCACGGAGACAGGCCTTGAGAGAATTAGTGGACCTAGTCCAAAAGACCTCCTATGCGGAATGGAAAACACTCCACCAAAACGAGTTCGATTCCGACAGTCAGATGTCCTACGAAAGCACAAGCACCGAATCCTCAATCTCATTGATCAGTTATCCAGATGAAGGGGGGGAGACCCCCCCTTACACCCCCCCCGTAGAGGAGGGTGCCTTCACTTCCCCTTTTTTGCCAGTTGATTGCAGCACCCAAATTTAAATAAAAGGAAGTTGTGGTTTAAAAATGGAGTCTGTGGTTTTGTGGTCGGCTAGGGAAATCCTGGGCGGAGCCAAGGCGGGGCTACCCTTCAGGGTTACTTCTCTTTTTGTGTCTGGGGCACGCCCCTCCTGAGGGGGGGGCCCC